AGATTTTTGGAATTTTTAATGATAATATTGAATTAAATGATATACCATGCTTCAAGACTAATACTGATTTAACTAAAGATTATTGTAAGAATAATGGCTACGAGTACAGAATGTGGAATCTTAAAGATTGTGAAGAACTAATTTGTGAACACTATCCTGAATACATAGATCTTTGGTGTGAATTTAGATTACCGATTCAACAAGCAGACTTCATAAGATATTTGATTTTGCATCACTATGGCGGATTTTATGTTGATTGTGATGTTCATCCTATTAATAATTTAGATGACTTATTACATCAAGTGTTCTTTTTTGTGTGTTGGAATAATGATAAAAAGAGAAAACCTTACAACGCTGTTTTTGGTGCGACGCCTAAATGTCATTTATTTATTACAATTTGTAATGATATTATTGAGAGGGTAGAAGAAAAACAATCTATGAAAATTTATGATAAATGGGTAGGACGACTAGTATTTATTACAACGGGCCATAATATGTTAAAACATCATGTCCCCGATTGTAGAATTAAAGATATCATGTTTATAGAGAACAAGAAAAAGAATATTATTGTTAAAAGTGATAATCCTTATTTTAAAGATTCTAATGCCTCTATTTGGTATTAGAAGTGTTCTTTTTTTTGATTCTATTTACTACATAGGCGATTTACCATACATACCTGACATTAGATTTGTAGCAAAATTCAAATCAGTCTTTATGACTTTATCGACCCGATAAATAACTCCGCTATTATCACCAACTTGAGCGTTTCCACCTTCAGGATCTAATATCTGTGTTTTAATACTTGTTATTGTTTTTTCTTTGGTAACGGTAAACACCGGACCACCACCACTATATTCTATGAAGTCATTAGCCGCATTATATTTGCCACATACCGCCATAGTCTGTAATGGATTAGATAACCTGAAATAGTTAGCAGTATCTAAGATATCACTATTAATTAAATAATAACCACGTAGTAACTTTCTTGGTAATTGTTTTGCTTTTATTGTTGTAGAATCAGCAACGACAATTATTGCGGGTTCAACCCTAAAATCAGCAGTACCCAAAGCCTGATGTAAAGACTGTGCTGTATTGTAATAATTAACATGACTATTTATCAGTGGATTGAATAAATTTGTCCCAAAAACATTCACCGAAAATTGCAGTGAATTCTGTGAGGTCACATCAGCATTTGTTGTGATTCCAGATGTATTTGTTGTAGTATTTGTAAACCTAATATTTATATTATCAATATTTTCAATACTTCCAGAAGAATTAAATTGTCCGTATTCAAATCCTAGTAATCCCCAAAAACTCGGTGTCCATAGGTCTTCACTAACACCCATATCAGCGATTGTAACTCCACTATGAGCATCATAGATTGTTGATGGTTCTAACATATCGTTCATTGAAATAAAATCATTTTGCGTTCCATCCACAAAAGATCCCTGAAGATCAATTACTGGATAAGGTTGTAAATCAGGAGTCCATGAATCATAACGTAATGGTTTATTAATTTTATAACAATCTTGCGATGCTTGTGATGCTGGTGGTGGTGCTAATATATCTCCGGGAGGGTTAGGATCTCCAGCATTATAAAAATTACCAACTTTTTCTGCTGAGTGTAAATTACTTAATTGAAAACGACTTTCTACTGTGTCAAAATTAAATAGAATATTATTTGCTCCTAAATAAACTTGTCTTATATAGGGTGCGGCTGAATATTCTTGATGACCATAATATTGTAAAGGGTGAAATCCTGAACTTAACATGATAGATGTATTCCCATAAGCGTTAAAATGATAATCATAACCAATTCGTGTACCTATTTTTATTTCATCGTCACCTTGCTCACCATAATATGAGTCTGGTATTCCACCTATCCTTTCAGTTACAAATGCGATAGTTCCTCCTGCTGTTTTTCTAGCAAAACCATACGCCAAATTATCATATGTATCTCCTATAGTTTGAGAAGCTGTTAAATTAGAACAATTATTATTAAAATACACAAATAAAGGAACAGTACTCAAATCTGAAGCGCTTGCTCTTACTGATTCACCGGCTATGGACGAATACGAAACATTATACATGTCGTTTCCAAGAATCTCATCTGAAGAACTATTAGTCGAAACTCCTAAATGAAGAAATCGTCCCTCTTCCCTAAATGATGCATTTAATGATGCTGATGTTGTATTAAATGCTTCATAATTTGTTGTGCCTACTGCGTCAATTGTAGCATGATCTAATAATTCAGGATATAATCTTTGTGAATCAAAGAAGTTTTTAAATTTTAATAATACTTCGTCACTATATGTAAATTGCGTTTCTATTACTGCTGTTGCTGACCCACTTAATTCAAGAGTATTCGTTATAGCAGAACCTCTTGGTCCATTTAGTATTCTACCAGTATCAACAAAATCAGGTCTTTTAAAACCAATATAAGCATAATTAGTAAGATAATTTACAGCGTTTTCATTATTTACTGATGAACTATTGACTCCTACTGGTAAATGGTCTAATACTGAAGCATTAAAAAAATAACGATTTGCTGAAGCACTGAAATTTGAATAATTCGCACAAGGAAATCCTTTGTATAAAGTTGAATTAACTAATAATGAATCTCTGGGTGTTACTATATTTATTGGTGGTTCTGTTGCGATAAGTTCATCTGTTATTTCAGAAGCGATTGTTGATGGCGAGTTATAACCTACTTGGGTTGATAAATCTTCACGTTGTCTATAACGATTATATGTTGATATTGCTGGATCAGGTTTACCAAAACCGTTTGGTTGTAGGTAAGACGCAGAAGAAGCACTTGAAACTTGACCTTGATTCCATACAATTTCATTACTCTTAAATAATGTAAATTTAGAATTATCCTGTCTTACTTTTCTAACAACACATGTAGCCGCACAACAATTTAATGCGTTGACCCTGTCTTGATAATCAGGAGTGAATACATGTGAAGCAGTTAAATAATAAGTATTTAATCCTTTTGCGTAAGAATCTTTCGCAACCCAATAAGAAGCATTTGGATTTTGTGCCGGCCCTCCACCATGGTCAGGGTCACCACCATGTACTGATGGTCCCATAGATGCTGAACCAAAATTTCTTGGTAATCCTATATTGTTTTCACCATTTGTTGTTTTGTAATATTCAAAAACTACTGATGCTTGATTATCTTTAATATCTATTATTTTTGAAGCGTTTTCAGATGTTTCATAAGCATAGCCAGTTGGTGAGTATGTAAGTTCCTCAGAAAGAATTTCATATCCAATATAGGATGAATTGGTTGTTTCGGTTTCAATAATTGTTTTTTGTCCTAATATGTCACCATTAAACTGAATGACTGATCCACCAGCACCACGTTGTGCGATATGAGCCGACTCTATGGATATTTGATCACCAACATTTAAGGTTATTCCTGATGAAACCCTATTTGTAAATATAGCATTATCAGTTTGTGCTAGACTTGATGCGCTGTATTCCTCACTTGATAACCTATTCGCATCAAGTAAAATCGTTTGATTATAAGATTGAGCCTCACTCATTTATATTAAAGATAGATGTTATTTTTATTTATAATTGATATTTTAAATTTATAGCAAAGAGGTCGTAACATACCCACCCGAAAGAGTACTTTGCTTTGCGAGCTCAAGCCAGCAACGCTGAGTGTAGTTAGATCCATCACCGAGTCCTTCGTATTTAGTGAAGTACTCTATGCCCCGAGTGTTAACACGCTCATTGCGGTTGAGACGGTATGATAACCAATTGAATCTACCAAGAATACCAACTTCATCACCAGCATCTCCTGTGTTTTGATCATAACCCATAAATTCATCACTTGCGAGTGCTGTACCTTCAGCGGCATATTCTTCGCGAGTACAGAAGGGGACCATGCCCTCTGCCTGTGCGGTGTTGTGGAAATGGCGTGCTGGATTAGTGACATCAATCGGAAATAGGAAACGGTCATTATATTTGATATTAACAGTTAGAGAACCATTCTGTTTACCTGCCGCCGGTGCTTCACCAAATAGATATGCCTGTTCAGGTGAAATACTACAGAATTTATTTGTAATCTGTAAATCACTTGTAGTTAGATCCGGCTGAAGACCAGTAATTACTTTAGTAACGATTCTACCCGCTCCACCTAGATTTCTAATCCGAGTCTGCCCGTCATCCGTAGTAGATGATACAGAAACTTTAGAATGACGATAATCAAAATGATTCATTGTAATCGTTTGATTAGCTGCGGCATAAGCATCCATCATATCCTGAGGATAATAAATGTAATCTGCTATGAGTTTGCTTTGCGTCTGATCAATAGCGTAAGTAGCAGTAGCAACACCCGATTCTGCCTGAGCACGGTTAACATTTACTGGATCAAAATGTAATTCAACAGATACCTGCTCCTCCATCATGTAAAGTGGAAGCTGTGTTTGCTTCAGCATGGGAAACATTTCGCTTAAGGCGATTTGGAAAACAGGGGAATTCTTAATATCAGCCCAATCATTAATTTTAAGGTCCGGATCAACACTTGTAAATGAAGCACCCGTAGCAGTGTTATATTCCCTACCGTTGGATAAACCATAAAAGAATGCTTTAGTATCATTAGCAGTACCACCATCAGTATCAGTAGCGTCGCTGTATCTAAATTCGTGTGCCACGCAACGACCAGAAGTTACCTGTTCGCGTTCTTTCTGGTGTTCGTTATTAATAAACATTGATTTGTAGGCTGACAAAAAGTTATATCCATCTATTTCTTGGAGTGTTTTGGTACCGACTTTCAAAGCACATCTTGATATCAACTGATGGACTCCAATTTGCGGACAGAAGAAACGACTGTTTGCATCAGGTGCTGTGAGTGCTAGAGCTATCTTGGAATGACTATGAAGTATCCCTTTGTTTAAAAAAACGAACCTACAGAACGTGTCGCTTTGAACCGCAGGATCAAGAATACTTGTCTCTACATCAGTCGCAGTAGAAGTATCCATAGGACTTACTCTTAGAAGATTAGGTACATTAAGCGGAACTGGTGCTCTCTCAACCATACTTTCCTGAACATCACCAGCATCACTTTCGGGCATAGGATCTTGATTCATTTTATAATGAAACAATTATAAAAATATTATTAATTAAAATTAAATTTAAAAATTCTTAGCTGATTAGCTAAGAATTTGCAATCCCTGCTGACCAAATACTAGAGTCTGTTTGGCGTGGACGAATACATAGAATGCCTGCGGGGAATCGCTTATCAAGTCAAGGCTCATATTTATTCCAAAGTTAACATTTTTAAAACTTACTCCTTGGTCACTAATAGAATCCATCGCTACACCAATACCGAAGGCACATCCTCCATCAGCGAAGTCTTTATCAAAACGTGTATCATCACTTAGACGAGCATTCACGGGACCGATAGAGGTTCTAGTGATATCAGCAAATTTAGTAATAGCATCCATATAGTTATAAACAATCTGAGAGTCCATAGTTCTGTTAGAAGCATTGTTTTGCTGAAGTGTGTTAATATTGAAATCAATTGGGAACTTAGAGCCGTTACGTGTAAAAAATAACTCATTTATGTTCGCACTTGAGCCGTCACTGTTAGTGGGATAAAGCGTTGCTAGACCGTCATAGAGCAGATTATTAATATGGGCCGCAGGGACAATATTAGCAAATACACCAAGTACTCGCGATAAACCAAGTTGGAAATTAATAATACCATTCGCTGAATTAATAGTCTGATAATACGAAGATAAAGAATTGTATTCATAAGATCCCGGCGACTGTGCTGTCATCTGTGCCATTGTATCAGCGTCCGGTTCAGCAAGTTCAGCAACAAGCGATACATCACTAAATTCATAAAGTGATTCAGTGTAAGAACCACTATCAACATCACCTGAAGTATGGAAGACCTGCGAGTCTGGTGACAAATGTAATTCTATGAGCAATCCCCCAGTTGCTGCCGTATCAAGTCTAAGTGGCTCACCTCCGTTTAGAAGACCGCATGGGAGACTCATACAGAAATGATTTTGAGTAGAAGACGACGATGGAATGTTAACAACCGATGCTTGCTGAGCCGCATAACTAGGAAGGATAAGTGCCTGATCGTATAAGTGAGTCATGTTATCCTCTTTAGAATTAATAGCCGGAAGGTAGGAACTTAAGAATCTGTTGTAGTGGCGAATTGATTCTAAAACTTGACCCGTTCTTTGCGATTTAATTGTTAGCGTATCAATACACGAGTATACACCTAATTTTTCACTCATAGATAAGTTTGATACATCACTGGTAGAAGATTCAGTAGAAGTTAGAAGTGTTCTGAATTTACCCGTAAAACGAACAGTCTGCCCTAGAAGCATACGGTCTTGTTCACCTAAAACAAATTGAACCACGGGATTCCCACCCTTAAACGATATTTCACCATTCGCCGTAACATTCGACGGAACCATCTCAACGTTCATTTGCGACATATTTTATGATATGTATTACATTAAAATTTAAAATTAAAAAATTATAATTACAGTTTTCTATCTTTTATAAAAGCATTCAGTTGGATTGCTGAACCTTTTAGTTTAAATAGATTACTTGTATTACTTATACTTGAACCATAAGAGATCCTGATTTGATCACTAGGCGACGAAGGTGCGATACATAGTTATTCCATAATTTATTCTTAGTCTGGACGTTATCTCCTGTGTACTCGATTTGCAATAAAAAATCTTTGCCTCGTGCGTCATAAACAGCATTCTGCCCTAAAGCAAGTGCTCTGCCTATGAAAAAGTTATTTTGGAATGACAAGAAGGATAGAGGCTCTATATCAGACATCGCGAGTGCCTTTTCTGCCTCAATTGCCCACTGCTGTGAAATACTGGTCTTAGATGATATTTTCGTGCAATCAACCTTCCTTGAAGGATTAATCTTCCCATCATAAATGAACTGATATTCTGTGAGTTCATCGCTAATACCGACTAGTCCAGAGCGTGCCGAACGGTTAATAACATCATAGGTATCTTCATTTTCTATATAGGTAGTAGAACAACTTAGAAGTTGCTTTCCAGAATAATTTGTAGCGTCTGTGGGGACACACAGAATACTGGTCGCCCTAGATTCAATTAATGGCAACCGAATATTCGCAACATTATCACCTGATAGCTGTGAATGACGATAGTTAGTAAAGGACCTATAATCATAATTAATAGTTCCACCTTCTTTCATCATATTAAGCATGCTTTGTTCATATCCATCCGGAACTTGAATTTGTTTAACTAGTAATTCAACATTACTTACAGTTAAATCAGGTTCATAAGAAGTTGCTTCATCTGGAGTTTTATCTACCATAAATACTCTGGAAGCATTTGATCCACCAACGGTAAAACCAAGATCACTTGTAATTTCGCTTGTGGTAATTTTAGTTTTCGTTGTTCCAACAGTTACTCCTGACACTTGTTCTATTTGCGTTATAGTACCAACAGAACCGTTGACAACTGATCCATCATACGATGCTAGGGAGAATTTTTGCCCCACAACAAAGGGAAATACATTAGTAGATGTCTGATTATTGTCTCTAGTTACAAAGAATGATGTAGCCGTGTCCGCATTTTCAAAAGATCCTGAAACTGCCGAACCACTATCAGAACCATTAATAGAATGGAACATAGGGTTCAGGCGTAACTTACGGAACTCATTAGTAGAATCTAATTTACGGAATACTTTTTTCTTGTCCTGAAGCAAAATTTCTATAAAAAGACCGTCGGTTAGCATAGCTGGGAACACTGCTTCATTTCGGAACAGGCCCGTATTTAAATGTAATTCACCTTTAACGACTTGGAAATCATTATCTGCTACTGTTGTAAAATCATCGTCTAGTGTTGGAGACGCACCTTCAATCTTAGAAAAGTAAGGATTGGAAAAACAATTACCTAGACTCGTTTTGGTAGTTCCAAGAGTTCCACGACATGCTGGATCATAGATAGTAGACCCCTCAGTCATAGCACGCTTCTTGCGTAAATTATCATTTGACTCATAATCAAATCGTAGAGCGGTTAAAATATCATAACCTTCTAGTTCCTCAAGTAACACCGTTTTTCTTCCCGAAAAGATACGTACAGATCTTATTAAACTGTGTAATCCGGTCTCAGAGTCTAACTGAAGACGCATAGCACCCGAGGTAGCACTGATAGTTGGTAGTGCTAGGGAAACATTAAATTTTAGTCTAGTCTGTGATAAATCAATAAACTTGGAAGTGGGCGGAACATAAATATCAATTTTACCACCAGAACGGTAGTTTAAACCATTTTCACTTGGAATTGCTACATCGGTTTGACCGACTTTAATTTTATCACTAGATGTAAAAAACGAACTCATTTATAATATCACAAATAAAAAAAATAAAAATTATTATTTTAAAATCTTTAAAAAGTACCTGAACCTACAATTTGATTCTTTGCTGATGGTATTTGAGAAGCGACTAAACCCATACTTTGGAACGCAGGACTTACTTTAACAGAAGTCAGTTTGGGAGGTGGTGGTGCGGCTGCATCATTATGCTTTTTATCTAAATCACCTTTCAAATCAGTATATGCTGACATGATACCACCTGTTAGATTTAATGCTCCCCCAACTAGTTCTAATGGTGGGAATGCTATTCCTGCTACATCCAGAACAGCACCTGCTTCTTGGTACTTGTCCGCTGTATCTTCACCACTGAATACACTTTTACCCTGTATGAGATTACTTATATTTTTACCAACGTCAAGTGCTCCTGAAAAATCACCTATTGCTTTACCTCCTATTTCAGATAATGCTGATAATCCAGCATCACCGATTTTACCAGCAGTCGCAAGTTGTAGACCTTTTTTAATTCCCGCAGTCATTAATCCGGATGATTCCCTTTTTGCTGTGTCTTCAGCAGCTGTACCAGCGTCACCAACAAGATTAGTTGCTGTCTTCACGTTTGTAGCCGCTTCATCTACAGTTCTGCCAGCAGTTCCTGCGACTACTTTACCATCATCACCTATTTCTCCTAATTCCATAGCGGCAGGAGGTGGTTTAGGTTCACCTTTTACAATTGCTCTTGTAGTTGACTTAATAGTATTAACACGATCAGCTAATTCTGTACCAAGATAACCTTTAAAACCATTTTTAGCAATACTTTGTCCTGCGTTAGCTACTCCAACTCCTGTGCCTATAACACCTGATCCATCCTTGAAACCGTAGAACGCTGCGTCTTCATCTTTTTTTGCTATATCAGAAGATACTTTACCAGGTTGCTCTTTTATTTTTTCTTTATATTTATCTTGTGCTTCTTGATTGTGTACCAGAACACCTTCATTAAAATTATTTATTCTAGCATTAAATGCTGAACCTTGCGATAAGGCGTCCGAATAACCGTACATACTCATTTTATGAATTAACTATTATTTTATTTTTATTCAGGAATATTATTTTCAACTTGTCCTCCATCAAATAATAATCTATCGCCTTCTGCTAATTGTTCTTGAAAGTTTCTAAATGCTCTGGCAGGATTTGACTGTAGATCTAAATATAAGAAGCTGTAACGTTCTTCCGTTGCTTTATGATATATCTTTTTGAAGTTTTCGTCTCCCCCGAACATCCCGTTATATTCGGCACTAATTTTATCTAATTCAGACATATTTTGTAAATTTAGACAAATGAATGCGTTTGTGTTATTTCTTATAGTTGGTCCTAGAGATTTAAAACTTTGAACACTCATAGCTAATAATCCTACGCCATAATGGCGACTCCTTGTGACTAAATGGTTTAAATAAGAATTTCTTTTTACTGATCCCAAAATATCATCAAAAATAAGACTAATAAATGGTCTATCATCATCATCAAATGATTTTTGTTGATTTATAATACCTGCTAAAACATTATCATCATAACCAGTATAACAATCACAACTTTTGCGTAAAAAACGGGACGTCTCATCTTGTTCTATGGTATTACTCATAATGGTAATATTATCGTGTACTCCTTTATAAAAATCATCTCTTAGGAGGAGGTTATTTAAAAGGACGCTCTTTCCGCTTTTTGTGGGAGCAATTATCGTCATGATACAGGGTAAATCTGGTAGATGATCATGTAATTCTTTACGTTGTTTTGGTTTAGGCAAAGGTTTCACAGGTAATATTACTGGGGCTGCTTTAGCATTCATTATTATAGTAGTTGGATTTTATTTTTAGTAATAGAATGTATTTATAACAAATAGCGTCAATCTTTGATTTGAATTCTCTAGAT